TATGAAAAAATTTATCAAAAACATAATACCTTACATATCCATATTATTACTAGTTGGGATAATGGTAGGGATAGCTGAATTACTTAATGAAAAAGAAATAATTTTCCCCGAGATAACTGCACTTGCAGTTGGATATATGGTAGCACAAAAGAGAAGTTGGAAGGTCAACGGAAAAAGAATGTTACTCCTGATAACAATATGTGCAACTGTTGGTGTGTTGATAGTTAGGTATAGTGGACTTGCACTTTTCCCACAAATGATAATTGCCTTTTCTTTTGCACAAATATTATTTATGTTTTCCGGTACAACTTTTGCACCATTTGTGTCTGCAATAGTGTTGCCGGTTATGATGCAAACGAAAAGTTTTATTTATCCCATTTCTGCAGTTATATTAACCATATTGGTAATTGGTTTTCATCAACTATTTTTGAAAATGAAAATTAGAGAAGATGAAGAATATATACCTGTAATGCTAAACAGTAAAGATGATATTATTGATACTGCACTAAGGATAGTTTGTGTTGCTATTGTTGGTTTTGTGGCAATTTATTTTGATTTTAAATTTGTTATTGCACCACCACTTTTAGTAGCATTTACAGAGTTCTCTCGACCAAGAAATAAAGTGAGAAACAAACCTATAAAAACTGTTTTGGTTATAACAGGTTGTGCTTTAGTAGGTTCATTATCTAGATATTTATTAACAATAAAATTAGAATTACCACTAACAGTTTCAGCCTTAATTGCCACATTAATAATGCTTTTGATTTTGACCTATACAAAAATGTATATGCCACCTGTTGGAGCAATTACAATACTAAGTATGATAATCCCACAAAGTAGTGTAATAACATATCCACTTCAAATATTTGTAGGTAGTGTTGTGATTATCATATTATCAAGAGTATTCTTTATGTGGAGACAAGATAAAAAATTATATGAAAAAGACTATGAACTAACTGCACATTAAGTTGTGCAGTTTTTTAATTGATTACAATAGTGAAACCATATAATTAAAAGTATCTATTTCCACATTATTATGTTATAATGATAAAAAATAGAGAAAAGAGTTTTTAAGATGGAAAAAGAATTAATTTGTCCTGTATATAAAAAGTGCAATGGTTGTCAGCTAATGAATATGCCATATGAACAACAACTAAGTTGGAAACAAAATAAGGTAGAAAGATGCCTTTCACAATTTTGTAATGTTAAGAAAATTATAGGTATGGATTCACCATATAATTATAGAAATAAGGTTCAAACTGTGTACCGTACAACAAAAGGTGGCAGAATAATCAGTGGTGTTTTTCAGTCATCAAATAACGGTATTGTCGGTGTTGAGCATTGTCTGTTAAACAGTAAGCGTAGTGACAAGATTGCCATTGCAGTAAAAACAGTTCTAAAGAACCTAAATATTTCTATCTATAACCCTAAAACAGATAAAGGCTTTTTCAAGAATATTTTAGTTCGTACTGCTCAAAATACCGGTGAAATTCTGCTAACAGTTGTTACTGCTAAAGGTAAATTTCCTAAAGAAAAAGAGTTTGTCAAAGGTGTTCTTAAACTATTCCCAAAGATTACAACTATTGTCCATAACATAAACCCTAACCCTACAAAAATGAAACTGGGTTCTTATGAAAAGGTTCTTTACGGCAAAGGTACAATTATGGATGTATTATGTGGTTGTAAGTTTGAAATTTCACCAAAGTCATTTTACCAAGTGAATTCACTTCAAACAGAAGTCCTATACAAAACTGCAATTAAATTTGCTCAGCTTAATAAGGATGATGTTGTGCTGGATGCTTATTGTGGTATAGGTACAATCGGTCTTGTAGCATCAAAATATGTTAAAAGTGTAGTAGGTGTAGAGGTTAACCCTCAAGCAGTAGAAGATGCTAAGAAAAATAAAGAACTTAATAAGAAGAGTAACATAAATTTCTATTGTAAAGATGCCGGTGAATTTATGACAGAAATGGCAAGTGAAGAAGTAACTTCACCAAATGTTGTTTTTGTTGACCCACCAAGAGCAGGTTGTAGTAGAGAATTCCTAGATTCTCTCTGTGAGCTTTCACCGGATAAAATCGTCTATGTAAGTTGTAACCCTGAAACTTTGGAAAGAGACTTGCATTATCTAACTACAAAAGATTATTCCGTTACCAAAATCCAACCTGTGGATATGTTCCCTCATACAAACCACATTGAGACGGTATGTTTGATAACCACAACATATGGTAGAATGAATAAATAGGTGTAACTATATGCTTGATTTCAACATATTCACATCCACAACTAGGGTTGAGTGTATTGATTTGTATCAAATTTGTTAGATTTTAAATTTTGTTGTTTATTATCCTTCATTCCACTTTAAATATTTGGTAATTTTTAGTTATTGAGTTGTGTGTATTTATGTAGTAGAATAAAAATAGATAATGTCTAAATTCCGGTCTCAACCTGAGTTTGTGATATAGATATTGTCAAATTAAGCAACTCAACTGTTAAAAATATAGTAGCAGTGGATTAGATGCTAGAAAAGGAGAAAAGTATGAAAAATATAATTAAATTTAATGCTGCAATATATCCGAAAGTAATAACTTGGGAATTGGGTAAATCGATTAGAGACGAAGATGTGGATAACGTAGATGATAAGGAAACTGAACTTAGAATAGATTTACCAAGAGGTGCATATTTAATTTATCTTCAAAATATGTTCGATGAACATAAACAAAAAGAAATTGAATTATTTAAGAAATATGTATATGGATTTGCTTTAGATGATGCCGATTATTCTTCACTACTAGATTTGATAATGACATCTACTCCTAGAAATTGCAATCAATCAATCAGTGATGAAGATATTCTTTCAAAATTCGGAGTTAAAATATCAAAAGATGATGCTGGCAAAAGAAAATTTGTACTTCTTGAGGATGCGAAAGATACTATTAGAGTTGAAACATGGGAAGGTATTATTATCGATTTGCTTAAACAATCTGCAATGGATATTATTTCATGTTTTGATTTTGAGTCTTACTTTTCAAGAAAAAATGATAATAGTAACGGAAATGAAAAACTACGCATTTCATTGGGTGCATGGAAATTTTCTTTTGATAAAGCAGAACAGAATTTAAGTAATGCTTTGAGAACTGCATTTATGTTCACACTTGTTGGATATTATTCAGGTGATAGAAAAAATCAATATAACTCATTTATGGATTATTTTGAGTCAGAGTTTTATAAAAGAGTTTCTCTTGTATTTGGAATATGGTCATCATTACAAGATAAGGATAAGATTAAGTATATGCCTCTATATGATAGTTTCCATAATTTATCTTTTACTTCAAAAGGTGAGTTGATTAATATATTGAAAGCGGTTTTAGACAATGAATATTCAGCGGTAGATGAAAAACAGACATTAAAAAATCAATTAATATTAAGCGCAGGAGAGTTTCATGATAATCTCACTGCAGAAGATGCTGTTCTTGAGCAAACGCTTATAAAACCAGCTATAAATTTAGTACTGTTACGAGAAAAAGCAAAAGAAACTGTTGCATCGGCAGATATTCTCCTCACAGAAGGAAGATATTTTGACTGTGCAAGTAGATGCTATTATGCAATGATGTTTTCATTGAAAACATTATTAGAACATCAAGGAAAATTATCGAATTGGAAAGTAAATGAGCTTAAAGAAAGTGAAACACATAATTCTCTTGAAACTGGATTAAGTGATTTAGTTGCTTCAGGAATACTTACTGCATCAGACAAAGCTGATTTTGATTATGTGAAAGACCAAAGATGGAAGTGTGATTATTCTCTTTATTGTTTTCAAAAAGAAGATGCTGAATATTGTGTGAATTTGATTAAAAAATTCTTTTCCAAAATAGAAAGTATAATCAACTAAGAAAATATGCTATTTCAATATTGGAGACAGCGTTACCTGTTTTAAGTAATAAAAACTCCCCATCACCGGATTAAGTTCCAGTGGTGGGGAGCTTTTGTTGTATATGATTACTTTTCTACATCAACCTTAAGGACGGATTTTAATTCAACGGTACAATGGTCAGGATAAACAGTGATTTGTTTTAGCCAGCGAACCACAAGTGTTTCATCAAATTCTTTCAGGTCGGTAGTTTGGTTTTTGATAAAGTCTTGTAGCTCTGTAATGCGCTTTAGTTGTTCATCACGTTGTGCAGTATCCATTGAAAACTGTTGACGCTTATTCCTTAGTTCAAAAATCTGCTCAGCTATTTCATCGTAAGAGTCTTTGTCATTTGCTTTTTTAACTAGTTCCTTTTGAAGTTCAATAAGCTTCTTGTCAATCTCTTCAGTAGTTTTTTCTGCTGATGCTCTGATGACAGTTGCAATATTTTGTTGAAGCAGTTTTTGGTATTTTGATTTGTTACCAAGTAGCTCATTTAAAGCAATTACTACAATTTCTTGTAAATCTTTCTCGTGAATGGTCCTAGCATGACATTCAGCTCCGGTAGGTTCAAGCCTACTAATACAACGCCAAACAACAGTTTTACGACCATGACTATACCAGTGTATTCTTCTATACATTTCATCACATTCACCGCAAATAATTTTTTGTGATAAACAGTGGTTAGAACTGTAACTTCGTTTCTTTCCATTAGCACTAGTTTTTACAACCTTTCTGCGTGCCAATTCCTCTTGAACCATCATAAAGATTTCTTTCGGAATAATTGCCTCATGGTCGTCCTTAACATAATATTGAGGTACAATCCCGTTGTTCTTTACTCTTGTTTTGTTAAGAAAATCAGTGGTGTATGTTTTCTGAAGTAGGGCATCACCCATATATTTTTCATTACGCAGAATTTTGTTGATGGTACTAGTCCACCATTTCTTTTTTCCGGCACCGGTTAAAATACCATCAGCCTCAAGACCAGAGGCTATTTTATCCATACTGTAACCATTGAGATATTCTCGATAAATTCTTTTTACAACTTCAGCCTGTTCAGGGTCAATTACAAGGTTTCCATTTTCATCTTTGGTGTAACCAAGAAAACGATTGTGGTTAATTTGAACCTGTCCATTTTGATAACGGAACTTAATCCCAGTTTAACATTTTGGCTTAGTGATTGTGATTCTTGTTGGGCGAGAGAGGCCATAATTGTAATAAGGACTTCACCTTTAGCGTCCATTGTATTGATTGATTCTTTTTCAAAAAATACAGGAATGTTCTTTTCCTTTAGACGCCTAATATATTTCAAACAGTCCAAGGTGTTTCTGGCAAATCGGCTGATAGACTTTGTGATAACCATATCAATAGAACCGGTCTCACAGTCTTTTATTAGTCGATTAAATTCTTCTCTGTTCTTAGTGTTGGTACCGGAAATACCATCATCAGCATATATTCCGGCAAATTCCCAATCAGGGTTTCTCTTAATATATTCTGTGTAATGCTCAACTTGTGCTTCATAGCTAGTAGCCTGTTCATCACTGTCAGTACTAACTCTGCAATATGCTGCTACTCGTAACTTAGGCTTTGTGTCCTTTTTACGATTAGTGTTGCCTATTTTTCTTTTTGCAGGAATAACCATTACATTTCCCATTAAATGACCTCGCTTTCTATAAGGCTATACAAATACTCAGCTTGTTTAATTGGATTATCATAATATTCTGAAATATCTCCAAAATGAAAGAGTATAGGAACCTTTTTCTTTGGCATTTCTTTTGGCTTACAATTTCTTTCAAGTTTTTCTAATCTTCGGTTCAGTTCGTTTTCTACTTCATCAAAGGTTTCTTTATCAATGATAGCAGGATAGAAATCATCACCAAGATAGTGCTTATTTTGCATAATATGTTTTGCACCGGCATGTGACGTGTTGATGCCAGCTTTTTTAGCAGATTTAATAAGTGAAAGACCACTAAGATAGTTTTTATACAGATTGAGAACTTTAGCTGTAGCTTTTCTATCAATAACTGCAACACCATTTTCTATTTTATAACCAAGTGGTGTATGACCCATCATATTACCTCCTTAAAGGTGAGACCACATTTCATAACAAATCCAACTAAATGTCTGGAATAAACAATAATATGGTCAACAAATCTTTCAAATAAATTTTCACTGTATTCTTTAATCATAGTGTTGTGCTCGGTAAAATAAAGTAGCTTTTCTGCTTCATAATGTCGTGAATTGTCACCATTGATTGTTGAATTAATTGCGTCTATGTCTTTTTTGTATTTACCGGACTGAGCAAGAAGTGAATTTGTTTCATTGGTAAATAGAACTTGGTCTATGTAGCCTTGACATAGTAGCTTAGTTAAAACCTCTTGTTGCTCCTTATTTTGTTTAATAAGCTGTTCTAGGTGTTGTATTCTTGCAAAGTCCTTATTGCCGGAAATGTTCTTTAGTGCTTCAACATAGGGCTTCAGAATAAGATTGTGGCCATAGATTAATTTGTTTAGAACTGTTGCAAAAGCTATCTTTAGGTCATCATCCCTAAGATAAAGCATAGAACATTTGCTCTTATCTACTAAATGAGTATTACAACACCAAGCACAATACTTACTATATGTATTAGTGTGTAATCTTCTTTTAAAGGTATTTCCACATTCACTGCATATGATTTTCCCTGAAAAAGCATATCGATTTCTATACTTATTATCATTACTAGATATGTTCTTTTCAGTAGCATGTTGTGAAATTATAGCAGAAGCTGACTTGAAGTCCTCTTTGCTAATAATTGCTTCATGATGATTTTGTATGTAGTACATTTCTTTTTCACCATTATTTATATGTCTATTGAAATACTCATCAGTATAGGTCTTTTGAAAAATAGCATCACCAATATATGCTTCATTTGAAAGAATTTTCTTAACAGCTGTTTGGTTCCACTTCTTACCTTGCTTTGAAGGTATCCCATCATTGTTTAATTCCTTTGCAATGGCTGTTGTACCTTTACCGGATAAGACATCAGAAAATATCCGCTTTACAACTTTAGCTTGTTCAGGGAAAATGCACATTGTTCCATCATTATAGCAGTAGCCATAAGGTGGACACATAGTTTTAAATGTTCCATCTCTAAATTGCTTTCTGTTTGACCATTTCTTATTCTCTGAAATAGAAGCTGATTCATCTTCGGCCATTGAACTAAGAATTGTAAGGAATAATTCACTTTCCATTGAACCGGTATTGATGTTTTCCTTTTCAAAGTAAATAGGAATATTAAGGTTAAGTAGTTTCCTAACTAGCTCCAAGCAATCAGTTGTGCTTCTTGAAAATCTGCTGATAGATTTTGTGATTATGAAATCTATCCTATTGGCTTCACAATCTTTTATCAAATGCAAAAGTTCAGGGCGTTTATCTTTCTTTGTACCGGTAATACCCTCATCAAAATATATACCGGCAAGTTCCCAGTCACTACGAGAATTAATGTAGTTTTCGTAGTGGCTTTTCTGAGTCTCTAAACTTTCCAACTGTGCTTCATTACTGGTAGAAACACGACAATAGGCTGCAACTCGTATCTTTTCTTTTTGACTTGGTGCGTTTTGTACCTTGTCAATTTTTGTAACCTTTTTCAAAACATACACCTCCTTTCCTTATTGTATATATATCACTCTAAATGCTGAAATAATCAAGTTATTTTTGACATTATTTCTACATAAAAAGGGGAGAAGGTTTTACGGTTTAAAAGAGTTAATTTGTTGAATTCTGACAAGGAAATAAGTCCAGAATTTAGCATTAGCTTTGCAACTTCCTGTGCTTTGAAATAATCATAATCATTTTGTAAGTCATTGTGGGAGATAGGGGAGAACTCCTTTTTTAAATGTTTGGTATTATCTATTGCTTTTAAGACAGATTTGTTTTCATTATTATTCATAGTAACCTCCAGTATATAAATATGCTTTTACTTTTCCACTGGAGATAAGAGTGCATTTTGAGCGGATATTTTTAAATTTTGCAAAAAAATATCCCTACCTAACATATTTCAGTTAAGTAGGGATAGATTTAGGTTTTATTTTTTGATTAAGGATTTAGTTTTAAATGCAACTTCCTCTATATAAGTTGATGTTTTATTATCAAATTTCACAACAATATATGAAATTCCATTATCAATATATTGCTTAACAACCTCACCTTGACCATATTTAGGGCTAAATACAATTTGTGATTTTCTTTTTCTCAGATGTTTAACAGAGTTATTTTGTGTTGCATCATTAGTAGTATTTGTGTTATCCTCATCCACTTTTTGATTTTGCCTGTCAGCCACTTGATGAATCTGAATATCAACTGCTGCTTCTTCACTCCTAATTTCATATTGCTTTTCTGGAAGTCCATATACATTTACACTTTGATGACCAGTAGAAAATGAATTATCTTCCAAATAATTAGGATTACCAAACATTAGAGACTCTAAGTCATTAGAAAACAACGTTTGGCAAGAAGCACTGTTATTAATTAGACGTTCTACACGTTTAACTAGTCGTAGATTATTAATATTTTCAGTCTTATCATCTGGCATAACAATAAACAAATAATCTGTAGCTCTACTTATAGATACATTAATGATATTACGTTTATTTAAAAACATATCCTTCTTAGCAGTAATATTTGGTGGGGTATTAAAAACTGCAAAAATGATTTCACATTCATCACCTTGAAAGCCATGGATTGTACCAACTTGTATATCAATAGTAGAAGGAATATTTTCAGATGCAATCAACTTTTCAATTAAATCTGCCTGAGCACGATATGGTGCAATTATTCCTATTCTCAATAATCTGCTTGGATTAGCATTTGCAATTTTATTTGCTAAAAATGTAGCATATTCAAATGTAAATAAAGCAGAATATATTTGATAAGAACTACTGTGATTTAACCGTTTTGAACGATATATACTCTCATATTTACTAACTGGAAATTTAATAATATTTAGTGGTTTAATATCGAGTTCATCCTCAATATTAAGTTTAATTTGACTATCTTCGCTCCGATAGTGACTTAATATTCCACCATATGACAGTTTACTGAATATATTACCAATAGAAGGAATACTACGATATTGTGTAGTAAGCAATGTAACCTTATAGTCATAAGGTATTGTATGTGGTTCAGTAAAAGAATTCAATTGTACCATAGTATATATATTTTCATTCTTCCACATATCAACAGAAGTTATTGGCTCTATTTGGAATGGGTCACCGGCAATTATAAATTTGCTTGGTGTCTTTTTATATAGCAAATAAACAATATTAATTAGCGGAATCATTGAAGCCTCATCAACAACAATATAATCCCATTTTATACCATTCAAGAAAATTCTCGCACCTTCAGGCATAAAAAAGTCATAAGGAAATCTTGCTATAGTACTAACAGTAACATTCTTTTTTAATTTTCTAATATCAAAAGTTTTATCACGATAGACTGGGCTTTGTTCAATAACTTCATCACCTGTACCTCCAAAACGAAGCAACCAATTGCAATAAGAATCATCATCCTGCATTATTTCCATTATCTTTCTAACTAGCACATCAGCAGATTTATTTGTAGGTGTTAGCACCAAAATTTTTAGAGGTTTATCATTTTTCATTAAAGGAATAAGAATATTACGAGCTAAATGTGTTGTCTTTCCTGTACCAGGAGGGCCAAAAACAAACTCAATATTTTCACATAGATTTTCTTGCATATTAAAATTATCATCATAACTAAGATTAATAAATTCTTTACGCAATTCATCCATTAAAAATTCGGGACTTTTTGCATCAATCCTAGCCTCTGATACCTCAGAAAAATCGATATTACTAATATCAGAATGTGATTTCAATTTTACTCTTAGTGTATAGGACTTAACATTGGCAACCTCTATTACAAGTGTTTTAGTTTGCTCCCCAAAATAAAGTAATAACGGAATATCAGATAAATCTTCCATGAATTGAGGAATGTTTCTATTTGGATATTTTAAAATAAGAGTACGCTTTGTTCCAACCTCCCGTTCTACACTTCCAAAGCTAATAGATATTTCTCTATTATTAGAGTTATTAGCATTACTAATATAGGACTCTAATTCTAAAAGAGCATTAAACCAACCATACGTATATTTAGTAGCATTTAAAGCTTTTTCCTGTAATTCTTCTTGAAAAGCTATTCTATCAATTGCCTTTGCTGCCTTATTCTTTTCAATTTCAGCTTTTCGGCTAAAATCTATGGAACGTGGCATAAATTCGTCATCATCATAATCATCAGTATCATCAATATCATCATTTGTATGGGCAGAAGGTATAGAATTTGTTCGATTAAGAATATCCTTAGCAACATTATTAGTTGATTTATGTAATTTAGTTTTATGATTTTCAGTTTTATTTGATTGACTTGAAAATTCTGATGCCTCATCAACCTCATTATCACCTTCTAAATCATCATCGAAATACTCATCTTCATCCAATTCATCATTATCATTATTCTCTTCATCAAAATCGTAATTAGATTGTTCTCTTAATTTGCGAGCCTTTTTTTCTGATGCTAATCTTTCTAAATCTTCCCATGTAATGTCATTTGCACTAATATAATCAGCAATTTCAACTTTCTCTCGTTGACTATCAGTAAGATTGCTATTATCCTCTTCCGTAATAACATTTTTTTCCCTAATACCAAGAAATTTGAATAAATCATTGGCATAATCATTTAATTTATATTCTTCTGCCAAATCGTTTTGTGAAAGATTTTTTGGAGATACAAATTCGCCATCTAAATTCATTAGCCAAGCTTCATTCTTTAGAAGTTGTGCATTCAAAGATTCATAGGAAATTGTTTTATTCGTATAATAATAGTAGTGACAAGTTCCACTTAAAAGAAAATCTAAACTACGATAATAAGTACACCTTGATTGTAAGTTTAACAATAGTTCCCATAAAATAACAGATTTTTCTAAAGATTTATTTTTAACAATATAATCTATAATTTCTTTGCAACCGTCAATATATCCTTCTTCATAGTTTTTTCTTTTAGAGTAACGAGGTTGAGGTAAATCAACCCTTCTCAATTCCTCTCTCCACTCAATCTTACGTGTGGAAATACTAACTGATTTTTTAACGCCTAACTCCGCTAAAAATGATTTCAATTGCTTTTCGTTAGATGTGCCAACTAAGTCAAGATATTCTTCATATAGAATAAATCTTGTGTTTGGTTTTGTTTGGAAATACTCAATAAGTTCTTCAGACGGCATATATATAGTTGAAGCTTTTCCTTTATACACATCAGGGTCATCTAATGTATTATAATTTATAAATTCACAATTCCTAATTTCGTCAATGAATTCATCAATTTCCTCCTGTGGGCACTGGCGATAATATTTAAAGAAAATACAAAAATGCTTATATACATCTATATCTCCATCATTTTTATACTGTGGGATAATAACATTAAAAATTTCATCTCGAATAGATGGTTGTTCAATGCCAATCTTCTTAATGAATTTTAGTGCATCTCTATTCTTTAAAAAATCTTCACGTATAGTTCTGCAACTAAAAACAACATCACTAGGTAAAAATATATGCAGGTGTTCATTTTCATCATCTTCAAAATATGCAGCAGTTGCTTTTGAATCCTGATCAAGAAATATAGGAGCATATTTAGCTAATTCGGTACGTTGAGATGTTTCTGAAAGCCATTTATATAGAGCACATAACCACTCAAAAGACTGATTTTCGATAAAGCTTTCAGTGATGCCATTAATATCTTTTACTTTAGAATACCTATTTTTAAATCTGCCACGAATTAAATGTTGTTCATTTAACCATGTGTTAACAATCTCATTAATATAAAAAAACAATTCCTTATTATTACGCTGTACTTCATCACGTCCTAATGAAACAAATGCCCAATGTGCATTTTTATTTGCACATATTTCTGATAATTGTTCATCAGTAAAAAGTTCTGATAAATAAGGTACAGCAGCCCAATAACTATTTTTTGCTTTTGTAAAACCTGTGCGTGTAGGAATAATTTCCTCAGTTTTAAAAATATGATTAATTTCTATATAAAAAGGCATAAATGAAACTTTACTAGTATCATCTAAGTCACAAAAGTCATCTTCATTGTAAGGAATAATTGAAAAAATGTTGTCATCAATTATTTTAACAGAATTACTTTCACCTATGTCTCTTAAGTGAAGCAGAGCCAATCCTGACATTTCAGCAAGAAGCTCTATTAACTTATTGTTATGTGGAACACCAGAACGAATTCCTTCACGACTATCAGTTAGTAAAAATGGTGCATGAATCAAGAATTTCAATCCTGTGGTTTCCTTAGTAGGGAAGTAACAAAAAGCAGGCTCATTTACGGGAACGAGATGATTATTTTCATCTATAAAAAATCCAACAGAATACTTCAATCCATTATAGCAACGTGTAAACATCCAAAGATATTTATCAATAATATCATTATCAAAGTTTTGCATTAAATGAATTTTTTCTGCTATCATATTATCTTCGTATTCAATGGTTTCTAATACTTCTTTGCCATATAATCCAACTGTGTTTTCAATTTCATATGAAATATCACGTAGATTACTTAAGAATAATATTGGATGAGACAATGATTTTAATTTGCCTTCAATATCCATATAGCATTCTTGCGTGGTTTTATCTTTATGATTAAATGGAAAAACAAAAACTGTTTCGTTTTCTTTTCTATTTGGATAATCTTCATCTATTAGAGTTGGAACAATATATCTATCAATTTTGAATTTAAAATTAGTATCATAAATATATGGAGTAGTTGTATATTGAAAAACAGCTTTAAAACCAACACCAAATTTTCCAATCTTATTCTCTTTTGAAGATTTATTAGAATTTGCTGCGGAAGTAATAGCATTTATGTCTCCTAATTTGCCATTATTCGAATCATTTTCCTCTGTTTCAGGGTTGCTAATAGAAAAATGATTTACCCCATTATGTATAAAAATCAATCTTGTAGGCTCCAAAATAAAATGTACAGACTTTGCTCCAGCATCATCAGCATTTTGAATTAGTTCATATATAAAATGGGCTTGGTCAGAATACTTGTCAGTTACACTTCGCCAAATTCCTCTCATAGACGGTTTTTCTAATGTGTTGGCCGTATCACTTCTATCCTTGTGTAAAGCATTGAAGTAATCAAACATTACTTTTTTATCCAATTCACTTTTCCTCCTATATTTGTAAAAACAACTAGATATTCTATACAAACAATTCACTTTTATTGGATTGTCAAAAAATATTTTATATTGTCGATTATAACATAATTTTTATATAATATCAACAATTATCAACAATTTTATACAATAATATGGTTTAAGTCCCATAAATAGGACAGTAAAAGGGCAAAAAAATATACCCATCAAGGAAAAATCCTCAATGGGCATATAGATACAGATATTTAATTATGCACTAAGCTAAAAGCTGATTAACTCTTTTTTGTACTGCGTTATAGTCATAACCGGCTTTTGTTAGTTTTGATTTTCTTGCTGAGCCGTTACCCCACTTACCATTAATAACCTCTCTTGCAATAGTATCAACAGACTTTTTCTTTGATGAGGTTTGTGTAGTTGGCTTAGATGTGGTTGATGTATTAAGGGCCTTTGTAACCTCCTTTGCAACATTACCCAGTCTTGAGTAGAGCCAATCACCGGGACAAGATTTGTTTGCAAACCAACGGTGAACAGTTAGCACCATTTCGTCAGACTTAGGCTTGTAGCTTAGTGACTTGCTTTTGCTACTGAACCACAGTAGCTTCTTCTTGTTGTATCTCTTGCAGATGTCAATGCAAAGTTTGATTAGCTTGTTGTACACCTTGCTGTTCATTTCATATGGAGAATAGATTTCACTTGCACATTCAATAGTGATGGCCCTCTGGTCGTTTCCATTGCTTGAAGAACACCAGCTACGGTTTTTCTCCTCAACAATTAGTGCTACTCTACCATCCTTGCCAATACCATAGTTGCAACTTGCTTCATAGCTTCTGTCCATAAAGATACTACCTAGTGTTTCTACTGTACATTGACCTACAACACAGTGTGGTGTGATTCTGTCAATGGTGTGAGTTCTTAGTCCTGAATGGTTTGGACTTAGTCTTTTGTAATCTACTAGTTTACTGTTTGTGTATTTCATCTATTTATCCTCCTCAGATTTGTTATGTATTTGTTTTAAGATTTCTTTCAGCTTACTTGGAACAGGTAGTCCTAATGTACTGGCATTTTCAAGAAGTGATACACCTTCATTTGAAATGTAGAAAAAGATAATTGCTGTTCTAAGTACACTACCTGAACCGATAATGTGAACATCAATAAGGTTAGCTATTCCTACAAGTATGAAAATAACTACCTTTCTACAAATGCCTTTAAAGCCTACTTCACTTGATAGGTTCTTGTTTACTATTGCACACATTACACCTGTAATGTAATCAAGTACTGCAAAGGCAATCAGTGTGTATAGAAAACCATCTGCACCTCCTAAAAATGTACCAATGTATCCACCTAATGTAGCAAAAGCTATCTGAATACAGTTCCATGTGTTTTTCATTTTTCTCACTTCCTTTCCGGGTCACTTACTGTTGAAGTGTCACCCCATATTGCAAATATTGAATTAATAAAAGGCTTACCAACTTCATCAATAAGCATCTTTCTGCCTAAGGGTGAATTTGAATAAGCCTTTCTTTCTGTGTTACCTACCTGTTGTTTTGTGCCACTAATAGTTATAAACCTCTTTGTAACTATGCTGACACTACTGTTTGTCAGCAAGTCAATGGTTATCTCTTTAGTTATCTTTGTAGCCATAGTACCTCCTTATTTGTATTTATAAATCAAAGTGAATGATATTTCACCTGAACCCATTAATGAATTGTCAATCCGTCTAATCTCAATAACTGATTGGTTTTCAAGAGTGCTTGTGGATATTGAAAAATAGTCATTATCAATCTTTCCCAGTACCACACTTGATGATATAGAGGATACAGGCAAGGAGTAATAAACAACCCTCCAACCATTAATTAGTGGAACTTTACCACTTAAGTAACACATATCACCTATTAATGAATATGTACCACTTAATGAGTATCCTTGACTTTTGTCTGTGTACCAAGCATAATTCTCTCCAACTTGACCTTTTTCTTCATTTAAGTAATCGGTTTGTGGTGAAATATCAATCCAATCTGTAAAGCCACCTGAACCTTCCGGATACCTAATTAGCATACGGTTACATTCAGGAAAAATTAATAATTGATATGAAGTGTATATTAAGTTAAACCTACCATGTACATCATATTTGTTGATAAACTCCTTAGTTGCACCACCTGCATATACACCATATGCTCTAATCATATCCACATCATCTAAGCTAAAGCTACCATAAAATCGTAAGTAATCATCAGTTAGCTTTTCATATGTAATAGAATGGTCTTGAATATTAGCATTAACTAAAGACCAACTACTCCATTTGTTTTCATTGTAGTTGTAGTTTCTAAAATACACTTCACCATATCTGGTTAAACGGAATTGACCACCTGTACCATAGGTGTTAATAAGTATCTGATAGGAACCGTCAATATACAAATGATAAAGAGTATTCCAATCAGTACATTCATCACAGGTTTCAAGCACAGCAGAACTGGAATACACATGGTTTACCTTGCTTTTCAGTAGATTATCAACCTCTTTCTTTTTGTACACATCATTAACAATACTATCAAGTTTAGATTGAAAATCATTAAGCTGTTTCTCTATTGTGGTGTTCTTTGCATCAATTATTGTGTCACCATTAATAACTGACTTTTCAACAATCAGAGTTAATGTTTGAGTGAATAGAATGGACTTTGTTGTTGTACCCTCAATTAGCTTTACATCAATTTTCAGTAGCCCACTATGAGAAGTCATATTACTTGTAATAGGAATGATAATCCTTGAGTCTTTAATAGAGCCTACTTTGTTTTGTTCAGCAAGAATGTTGTTAATTACTGCATCATACATTACTGCTTTTCCGGTTAAAACTACACTTTTACTATCATTGGTTAATGTAATAACTAGGTTAATACTGTTCTGGTCACCTTGATGAATTGTAATAGTTTTCATAGGTATTATTCTGTTTAAGTCAAGGTCAATATTCTTTTCAACAACCATTTCTTTACCTCCTTTTATTAAGTATTAAATCTGCAACAGTAACCTTGCTTTCACCGACAACTAACTTTTCCCATCTTTCATTAAGTGAATCATAGGTTACTTCAGTTATCTTTGCAGTAGCCTTTGTTCCTATGTTATCAAGTATAACTGTCACAGTGTCACATAGCCCTAGGTTAGACATTTGCTCTAGCTCTGACTTAATAGTTACATCAATACTAACCTTTAGCGAACCTAGGTTGTTTTTCCTTGCATAGGACTTTGCATATTTTGTCATAGCATTCTTTACTGCGTCATATTTGTATCCTTGCTTACCTACTGAATAGCTATCAAGGAACGATGTACAGTCCAGCATATATACCTTGTCAGTTGTACAGCTATGATTTTCGATTTCAAATATAGGTGCAAAGAAGTTTATCTTGTGGTCACCTAAGGACACCTTACCATATGGCAAAATATGAGAATAGGTTTCCTCACAATTTTCACTTTGTGTAAAGTCAGAAATATTGCTACCATATCTTAAGATATAGTTCTGCACCTTACCTCTGCTTTTAAGTAAATGAATGTTGAAATTATCAAAGTGATATTCACCACCCCATACATCAAGAAAGCTACCTTCCTTTCCACCTAAGATATTACCTAGTGTTTCCGGTGTACTTATTCCCAGTGTAAAAGCACTTGATGATGTAATATCTGAGCTAAAGTTAAAAGGAACAGTTGTAGTAATATAGTCCTTTTGAAGTTTGTCCCATACTTCCTTAGGTGTACCCTTAATTGAAAGCAAATCACCGTCATACGCCATATCACCCTCAGAGCAATACTGAAAGCAATAGTTCTTTATGTGCTTACACTCAACCTTAATAATACCGTTAGTACCTCTTTCTGTTGACTGTATTTCAAAGTACTGTTTATCATCAAAGGGATTAGCCTTTGCACAGATTATTCTCTGAGATAAAAGAAGGTTTGCACAATCATCATTTACTGTTGTTTCAAGTGACAAGGTGTATGAGCCATTCCTACATTCTGTCACTTCACATTTTGTACAACAGTTTAGGTTACCTAAAAAGTAGTTTGTATTAATAAGTGATGGGACAATTTTTGAATATAGCCTAGGTGTCAATACAAGCACCTCCAATTAGGAAAAATTGAAACCTTTTCTGTTTCTTTTGATAGTACAGCTTTAAATATTGTTGTACCTTTACTGATAGGCTTAGGTATTGGCACATCAACATATTTGTATATTTCTCCACCGGGAGAATGAACCACTGCTCTTTGCTCCTCAATATCAATATCAAGAATATTATGAGTAGGTTTAAAGTTAATACCCGGTTTTGAATAGGTCTTAATTTCACCATTTGAAGTAAAGGAGAAATTAACCTTAGTTGTAGCCATTGTACTATGAGGGTCGGTAGTAAAGTAATAACGGATAGTAGGACAAGCAGATGAAGGGAAAGGATTGTTAAGAACCACACCTTTATCTGCAAGAAGTGTACTATCTAATTTTTCTTCACTTAAAGAAGATTTTAGCTTCCAATATGGCTTTCTTGAAAACTTTAGCACTGCAGTAAACATAGTCCTTAAGTTCTTTGTAACCTCATCAAGATTTAAAAGAACTGCTTGTGTTACCATACCCTCATGGTCAGTATCTTCAAATTTTTGATACCCTTGCAAATATGCAAAGTGCTTTATTAAGTTCTTTGCTTTTTCCTGTACTGTTGAAATTCTGTTACCTACAAGGGCAACTGTTCTTGTAAACTCAACATTACAGTATCTACCGTTATCTATACAATCACTACCGTCTTTATTTGGAATATCAATTAGCGTTACATCCTTGTTTGCTATTTCTATTGGTGGTACTTCAGTACAGACACCACCAAATTCAGAAAGCCAAACATCACCAAATTTAAAGTTGTATTTACTCATTAAGCATAAGCACCACCCTTTATCATAATGTCATTAACAATTACTGATGACACTCTATGTGCCACAGTATCAATATCCATTTCCTTATTAATATGTACTTCACCAAAGGTAATAGTGTTGTTAAAGTTCTGAACCACATTACCTAATGCACTATCTCTAGCAATACCATTAACATCAGCAGTGGCAGAAACAGTTGTATCAAAGTCAGTAGGCAGAGCATTTTGCATATCCTTTGTAACTGATTTCATAGTATCCTCAAAGCCTACACCAACACCTAAAGCTAGGTTCTTACCGATTTGGTCCCTAAATAGTCTTGATGGTGACTTAATACCAAAGAAGTCCTTAATACCGTCAACAATGCCACCAAAGAACCCTTTAATCTTACCCCATATCCATTCGGCACAATCAGAGATACCTTGCCACAGGCCTTTAATTAAGTTACCACCGATTTCAATAAACTTACTAACACCACTACCAAATGCCTTAACAAGACTAATAATAATCTTAGGTACTGCCTTTATCAGTGACTTAATAATCTTTGGAATATTCTTTACAAGCTCAATCACAAGGGTTACACAGCCCTTAATTAGCTGAGGTAAAGCATTGATTAAACCATCAACAACAGCTGTGATAATATCAGGCAAAGCATTAATAAGCCCAAGTATAATAGCAGGTAGGTTATTAACAATACCGATAATTAACTGAATAGTACCATTGATAAGCTGAGGTAAGCACTTAACTATTGCATTTACCACAGTTGTAACTATTTCCGGTAATGCTTTTAGTAGTGACTTAATAATTTTAGGCAATGATTTAACTAGACCTAGGATAAGCTTAATTGCACCATTTATAAACTTAGGTAAGCAATCAACAATAGCATTAATAACTGTCGGTAAAAGCTCAACTAAAGCAGAAACAAGTGTATCTATAATGTCAGGCAAGGCATCTATTAGTGATGTTATTAAGTCAGGAAGAGCCTCTACAATACCGGTGATAATTGAAGTTATACCATCAAGAATTACAGGAAGTAGCTCTGTAACTGTTGTAACTATGGTTTCAATTACTGAAGGTAAAGCAGAAATTAATGAGCTAATAATATCAGGCAGACTATCTACTATTGACTGAACCAGCAAGGTTACACCATCAATAAGGGTAGGTAATGACTCAGTAAGTGCAGTTAGTAAGGCCTCTAAAATTACAGGTATCTGTTCAATCAGCACAGGAATACTATTGATGATGCCATTAATAACTGCAAGGATAACATCAACACCAACATCTACAAATGAACTGATATTATCAACAAAAGCAGTTATTAGCTCAGCAATCACCTTAACTATTTCCGGTATTAAAGTAGGCAAAGCCTCACTCATACCCTTCATCAAATTTACAACAGCCTTTATTCCCACATCCATAATCTGTGGTAACAAGGTAAAAAGGCTACTTAAAAGTTCTGTAACAACATCCGATACTGTTTTCAGTAGGCTTGGTATTTGACTTAATATACCTTTAGAGAGGGAAGTGATAATTGTGGGAGCATTTTCAAGAACAGCCTGTGCAACAGTAGAAACAAGCTCCACAACCTTAGGTAACATATCGGTAACAGACTTAATTACATTAGAAACACCACTTTTCATTTTTTCATCGGCATTTTTGTTACCGGCTACTAAGTCAGAAAAGCCATCCATAATTTCAGTAATAGCAGGTAAAAGTGAACCAACCATATTATTCTTTAGACCTGTAACAGTACCTTTAACCTTTGTCAAGCTATCTTCAAAGTTAGCACTAGCCTTTACAGCCTTATCATCCATTACCATTCCATAGTCCTGTGCTTCTTTCTTAAGTGCATTTGTTTCCTTAGCAGACATATTCAGTACACCTGCCATATCAACAGCAGACTTACCCAGTAGGCTATTTGCAACTGCAGTTCTTTCAGCACCGGACTTCATATTCTGCAAGGAGGAAATAACTACACTAAGCTGTTCATCCTGACTTTTACCATTAAGGTCATCAATAGAAAGGCCAAGGGCAGATATTTTCTTTTTAGCAGAATCAGAACCATTACTTGCGTCAGTAATAACACCGGAAAGCTTTTTCATACCAACCTGAAGTCCATCAACATTAGCACCACATCTTTCAAAAACATAACCCCACTTTTGATATGAAGCAGAGCTAATACCGATTTTCTGTGAGGTTTTATCAACCTTATCACCATATTCAGCAACATCATTTGAAAGGCTCCACATTTTCTTACCACTTGCTACTGCACTTGTACCGATAACAGCCATAGATGCACCAATACCCACACTTATCTTTTTAAGAGCACTACCCATTTTGCTTAGCTTACTTTTAGTATCAACTGCAGTACTAGACACCTGAGATAGCTTTTTATCAAATTTATTTGTATCCTTACTGGCACTTGTCATTTCACTTTCGGTATTTTCAAGGGCTTTATTATTTTCTTTCAGTTCTCTTTCCATACCGTTTAAAGCAGACTTTGCGTTATTCAGTTGTACCTGCCAGTTTTGTGTTCTCTTATCGTTTTCACCAAAGGAAGTTGTAGCATTATCAAGTGCAGATTTTAGTGTTTCAATCTTCTGCTTTTGTGCAGTTATCTCTTTATTCAGTACCTTATTCCTTGATGACAAGGCTTCAACAGAAGTATCATTCTTATCAAACTGAGAGGATACCAGTTTCATCTCAGAGCCTAATACCCTAAAGTTTCTATTAATATCAGCAAGGGCATTTTTAAAGTCCTTTTCACCCTCAACACCTAGCTTTATTCCCATATTATCAGCCATATATTCACCTCCTTTATGGCATAAAAAAAGAGCCTATTGGCTCAAAAGTGTATTAAAAAAGGAGCAACCATAAAAGGCTACTCCTTGAAGTCATTTATAAAATATGTTTTTATGTATTAAGAAATATTAATTTCTATAAGAACTTGATTAATCACTTTATCGTAAAGTGCATTGGCTAACAGAGCACCTCCTGCTATATTACCACTTAAATTGTTAAAAATATTAAGTGTTACATTTAGTACATCAATCGTATTTATCTTATTATTAATTTTCATTTGCTCATCCTCCTTATTAGTAAAAACACGTTTCAAAAACTCCGTCAAAATAAGAATAACAAGTAGAATTATAACAAGAAATACTCTCTTTGGTGTTAGCCCTTGCTCTGCAAGTCAATACACTTTACATAGTGAAATATGAATATCAGTTCTTAATATACTTAAGTTTAACACATAGTATATATAAATTCAATAATAACTTAAATTCCAAAAGGTATAACATCATCAATAGTAATCTTTCTTTTAGGTTTAGCTATTCCGTTATACTGTCTATGACATTCCCACAAGTCAAGCAAAAGTCCAAAGGGCATTAACCACACCTCATCCTGTGTAAGATTTAGGTATGCTAAGCCATAATAAAGAAGTCGGGTAAACAGTTCATCATCTGCTACCCGACTATTTGTTTTTTTGAGTCAGTTTCACTTTCAACATTCCTTGTTGTACCTTTGTTTAGTGCTTCAGATATACTTTCCTTGTAATCACCAAGCTCACTGGGAGAGGTAAATAGCTCAACCATTTCCTCAGTTAGTAGTTCCTCTTTGTTCTCAGTATTCTTTAAGTTGTGAATTAAAATACTTTGATTTGCAAGTAGTGTAATTAACCACACAATCTCATCAATAGCTTCGGCAAAATCTTCAGATGTCAACAGCTGTTCACCTAGGTTTTCAAGGCCACCATATCTCTTAGCTATTTCTTTTGTTGCTTTTGTAGTTAGCAAAAGTTCATATTCTTTTCCACCAATATTAATTACTGATGAGCGTTCATTTTCCATATTTATTCTCCTTACTTAGATGGTGATGTATATGTAGGTTCATACACATTATTGTACCAATTTGTAATAGTATCATTAGATACATTGTTTTCACCCTCAGTAACCTCAGCCTTCCAAGGGTGGTTGTTGTTTCCGTCAACTTTGTTTCTTCTCATAATTGTACCCTCAATAGTAGGTGTTGAGAATGTAATACTGTCACCCTTTGTTGCAAGGCTAGTAGCAGGGATACCGAACTTAACTCGATAGAACCAGAAGTATTTGTACTTGCCATTTGACTTCTTTGCTCTAAACCCAATAGCTACCGGTGAGGAAGTACCCTCACTTACTGAGATTACCACATTGTTTTTATCAATCACTGCACCTGTTAAATCACTTGCAGTTGAGTTACCAATATCATCAACACCTAAGGAAAGTGTACCTGACTTAAACTCCTTTACAACTTCAGATGCACCGTCATCAGCATAGAGAGTTGCCTCTGCAAGTTCAATAGAAAGCTCAGCAGAAATTGCCTTTGCCAGTGGCACCGGTGTACTGTATGTTTCGTCACCATTTGCATCTTCCTTGATGACTGCGTAATATAGCTTATCAAGACCTATTGTTGCCATTAATATTCCTCCGTTTCATAATAATTTTCCACATCTATATTGTAGTGGTGATACATAGTTTCTGTTTCATATCCAATATACTGACGGTTAGTTAATGTGTAGCCGTCATTTATTAAAGCCTTTACAATACTGTTCTTTAATGATAGGTAGTTACCCTTTGTGTATAGAGATATTCGTACACTGCTAATATCCACTAATGGTGCATTATCTCCAAAAAGTAAAAAGTATTCATCAATAGGAGTTAATACAATATATTCATTAGGAGCTTTGTCAGTAAACACACCTGTTTCAATAGGTACATTTAATGGCTTAAGTGTATTAATTAAGTCACTTAACATACTCATAGCTTTTCTACCTCCTCATTAAATCTTCTAATCATTGCCTCTGTTGTAGGCTTTTTTGATTTTCTTTTAGTTGGTTTCAAAAATGGTTTAGGTGGCTGACCACTTTTCCCATATTCAATGATAGTTGCAATTTTACTATTGCTTAAGTTACCGTCCCTTGGTTCAGCAAAGCCAATCTTAATATTGAAGTTTCCGTTTTTATCAAGTAAAGGCTTTGAGATACCAAGGGAGCTTTCCAGCTTACCCGTTGACCTTGATTTGTACTTTAAATCTTTACCAATAACACTATGTAGGTTTTCCCTAAAATATTTTAGGACCACCTTTGCACCCTCATTAAGTACCTTTTCAGTAATGTCATCAGTATTCTTTTCAAGGGAAGATATACTTTTAAGGAAGTTTTCCGGTAAAAGCATTTGTACCTTAGCCAACAGCACTCTCCACCTTTTTTGCAAGTATTTCCACATACATACCTTTACCCTTAACATTCTCAACTGAAAGTATCTTAAAAACTTCACCCTCATATTCAAGTACATAGTCTGTGGTAATATTTAAATTAGGTATTGCACGAAATCTAAACAAATCTGTTGCGTCTGTAAAGGAAGCAAGATTTACCCACCTTTTAGAACCATGCCTACCTTCACGATAGCAGTGAATACTTGCAAGTACAAAATCTGTATCATTTTTGAAACCGTCACTGTCTTTTTCTTTGTAGTGTCTTTTGATTAAAGCAAGGCCATTCATTTTACCAAAGCTCATACTAACCACCTTCTATCCAGTCTTAAAAGTAGATTTACTGTATTCCACACCTGAGCACCTGCTTGTACATTATCCCCAAAGAAGCCACCGGTAGAGCCATCTCTACTTTCATAGAAATGGCTACTTAGCATAATCACAGCCTGTTCTGTTGTAGGTGGCATTTTATGTTCTGTATAGTAGCCCTCCTCAATATGTTGATAGCTTTCAGCATATGAGATAGAGGCATTAATATACTGTTTTAAAAGGGTGTCATCCTCATTATGGGTTAGTATTAGATTTTTCTTAACCTTTTCTAGTAGCTCATCCATAATCAAGACTTCTTCATCTGAAGTAGCTTAATGCCCTCAGAAAGGATAACCTTACCGTCAACTCTCTCAGTAGATACATAACCTACCTGACCATTTGTAGCATAAAGCTCATTTAGTCTTTGAACTGTTCTTGCACCTCTGTCACCAATCCAATAGTTACTAAAGTCACCAAAGGCAATAGGTAAGGTTGAAGTTCCAACAGTAGGAGCATATGGAGTTGTGTATAGGTCATAGCCCAGTAGCTTATCAGGTTCACCTGCTTGTACTGATGGTTGCCACAGATACGCACCGTTGTTATCCTTCAGCTTACGAAGTAGTGATACAGTAGAGTCATTCATAAGGAACTTTGCATTTCTTCTGTATGGTGACTTTAGGGAATACACAAGGTTAATCACCTCATCAGCAGTAATAGCAGTGCCACTTGCTGAGGTTACACCAACCTCACCACCCTTAGCAGTAAAGATACCGGTAGGCTGGTTTGTACCTGTACCAACACAAAAGGCTTCTTCCTCAGCAATACCAAATGCTCTGGCAAATTCATTCATTAGGTATTCTTCAATATCAAATGATGAGTCCTGCAGTAGCTCTGTACTTACTCTACAAAGGTCAGTTAGCTTAAATGCATCAAGCTGTTTCTGACCGAAGGTAGGATTACTCTCTTGATATGCTGAATTTTCACTTGTCCACTGTGCAGTTGAATGACCGGTAGCAATAGGGATTTTTCTTTCATGCTCTGTTGTAATTACCTTTGCTAGACTTCTAATAACATTTTCTTCTTCAAGAACAGTAACAATACTTGTTTCAAACTCAGTAGGAACAAGGAAACCACCATCAGCATCAGTACCCTCTGAAAGTACATTATGAATAGGTGCTCTACCTCTTAGGTGATTTAAGAAGTCCTCTCTGTATTCGTCACTTGCTCTACCTTTCTTTCCGGTATTTGTACTATGCTCCGGTGTAGTGACAATAGGTGTATTTACATTCTTAGCAAGTTCCTTTTCATGAAGCTCTCTGCGTTCCATTCTATGGATTTCATTAGTTAAGCTATCAAGCTCACTTTCCATATTTGCATATGTTGCATCATCCTCAGCCTTTAGAACACCCATACCGGTTCTATGTGTATCAAGGAAGCCCTCCATAGTGTTCCATAGCTTCGCTCTTTTTTCTCTTAATTCTGTAATATTCATAAAAACATCTCCTTTAAAGTAGCTTTTTGTAAAGCTGTGATTTTAATTTATCTACATTTCTACCCACATTATTAATTGGGTTCTTCTTATTGGGTTCTTCTTAGAAATTTTGTTAATAAGGGTTCTTTCCACTGCACTTGCAGAGAACATATATCCCTCATCATCCTCAGTATTTTTGTTGTCCTCAAGCAGACCATCAGCAAAGCCAAGCTCAATAGCCTTCTTAGCATTCATCCAAGTTTCCTCATCCATCATATGTGATAATTGTGTATGTGACAGGCCTGTACGGATCTCATAAGCATTGATAATACTTTCCTTAACCTCATCAAGCATATCTATTGCTTTACTCATATCCTTATGGTCACCGAAGGCAGTAGTAGCAGGGTTATGTATCATCACAAGAGCAGTAGGTGACATTAGCACTTTAGTACCTGCCATAGCAATAACTGAACCTGCACTTGCTGCAATTCCGTCAATCTTCACTGTTACATTATGTGGATAATCCATCAGCATTGCATAAATCTGACTTGCTGCAATACAATCCCCACCTGGGGAATTAAGCCAAACTGTAACCGGCCCATTACCGGAAAACAGCTCATCCTTAAACATTTGTGGAGTTACATCATCATCAAACCAGCTTTCCTCAGCAATAGTGCCATTAAGTTCTAGTACTCTTTCTAAGGGTTCTGTTTGTTCCACTTGATTCTTCCACTTCCAAAACTTCTTCATTCTTTTCCTCCTTTGTTTCTTCTGTATTAGCAAAAGCACCTGCATCCTTAAGCTTAGTCATACTGCCATTTACCAGATACAAGTTACCACCCTCTTCATCAGGAATAAGGTCTAGGTTCTCAAGCTCTCTAATATCATTTGCAGACAACCAACCATTCTGTCTTGCAGTTGCATAGCCATTCATTCTACTTTGATAGTCACCTCTAAGTAGTCCATCAACATTGAACTTTACAAAGTACTTACCCTTTTCCTCTTGATTAAGCAATGAGCGACAAATAGACTGCTCCCATCTAATAATCCAAGGTTCAAGAGTATATTTGACAAACTCCAGTGACTGTTGCTCTATATTAGAAAAGCTAGACTTTTCAAGGTCACCAACCATATGTGGTGGTACTCTGAAAATTCTAGCTATCTCATTAATCTGAAATTTTCTTGTTTCGAGGAACTGTGCCTCATTAGGTGAAATTGATATTGGTGTATATTTTAGCCCTTCTTCAAGCACTGCAATCTTATGGCTATTAGCACTGCCACCAAAGGCAGAGTTCCAAGAGTCCCTTACCTTTGACGGGTCCTTTAGTGTACCCGGATGTTCAAGAACACCACTTGGAGATGCACCATTAGCATAAAACTTACTACCATATTCCTCAGCAGAAATTGCAAGTCCAATAGCATTCTTCGCCATAGCAATAGGTGAATAACCCACAAGGCCGTCAAACCCTAATCCCGGAATATGTAGAACCTCATATGGACTTAGCCTTACACTAGCACCCTTCATTGACCTAACATCATCAGAGCTAAGTGTATATTGATAGAAAATCTCACCATTTCTATCTCTATCAACTGTCATTCTATTTGGCATTAAAGGATAAAGAGCAGTTACTTCACCCTTGCCATTCCTTATTATTTGTGCATATGCGTTACCCCACAAAAGCAAATGAGTCATCAGTGTTTCTCTAAAGATAAATGAAGTCATTTCCTTATTTGGTTCGTCATGCAAAAGAAAATATAACGGGTGGTCAACTGCTTTTTCCTTACTACCTGAATCACCCCATTTGTATAAATGAAGTGGTAGTCCTGCTACTGCCTCTGACAAAATTCTCACACAAGCATAAACAGCAGTCATTTGCATTGCACTTCTTTCAGTTACAAATTTTCCTGAGCTACTTTGACCATAGAAAAATCTGTAACTACTTCCCGATGTGTAGTTTCTCGGCTTGTCCCTTGAACGGAATAACCCACTTAAAAGTTTCATAAATAACAAGTCCTTTCAATAAATAAAT